TGGCGCTGTACGAACTTGGGCAAAGTTGATATCTACTGTAATGATGTCGTCACCACCGCCATCCGGGTGGTTGGCTTCCATGACTTCCAATTGAGGGAAATTTAACGAGTATTTACTGCCTTTGCTGTCTTTAATATCAAAGGTCAGTGTAAATACATCACGGGTTTTAATGGCATCAATCCAACCAGCAGATGTTGAAGAAAACATGAATGAAGCATTTGCTTCGATATCCATCATCTTTTCAATGTAGAACTCTGGTGTGTACTTGCCTGAGCCGATACAACGGATTGCTTCAAGGTTATTGTTAATAGAAATGGTCAAAGACTGTAGACATGCTTTGCCTTGAATTGACTGGCCGTTTACAAGCAAGTTTTCCACGTTCGGCATACTGACAAGCGGACGAGTCGAAGCTGCCACCGGATTCACTACAGGGTTAGTTTGCTGACGAGTAAATGAGCTACCTACAAGACCAAAATTACCAGTGATTTTCCCGGTTGTTTGAATAGTGATTTCACCGGTATTTACCTGTACACCACGGTAGATAAACACCTGTCCAATATCTTCAAAAACTTTAACCAGCGTTAATGACTTACGTACAGTACCACCAATGGTTAAGCTATTCGTTGCCCAGTTATTAAAAGCTAATGCACTTAGGAATAAATCAAATGTTCCAAGTGATAATTCAAACTCTAACTGACCTGCTACTTCTGCTTCAGTAACTACCCCACCTTGTCGAAAACGTGAATCAACCACTTCACTGCTTTCTTCAGTAGAAACATTTTCAGATAAACCATCACTTACACGGCGAACTGTGTACCAGATCGGGTTTGCTGGAGTTGTTCCTAAAACTGCTTCTTCACAAGCATATAATCGAATTTTTGCGCCTGAACTCATTTATGGTTCTCCAAAATTTAGGCAATAAAAAACCCACTTTTTAAGCGGGTTATTAAAGTGTTTCGTCTGTGTCTGAGATTTCTGGCGGTTCCACCCCAACCATTGCAGCGGCTACAGCCTCGGATAAGTTTGTAGGTTGGAAATCAAAAGGTGTTTCAGTTGTAGGCGGCTCAGGCTCTGGTTCAGGCTCTTCATGCAAGCGAATGTCAATCCAACGACCTTCAGGAATATCTGTTGGTATTTCCAAGTCTGCAACTACAGCAGCAAGTTCAAAATCAAACTTACGTTTGTAAGTCTTGATGGATAGATCACCATTTTCTAAGGTGTCATACACTACAGCGACAATTGTGTTGCCGTTTGCGTCTTTAGGTACTTCGATATACCAACCTTCTTGAGCAAAGCCTAAAGAGCCTTTAAGTAAATAGTCGCCTACATCGACTTTCTTAAATTCAATAGGCTGCTTTTCTGCATCACTATTTAGCTCAATATGATCCTTAAATAACTTCACAACTGGTGATGCTGACTTTAAGAATCCATTTGCATCGACTGAGGTATTAAAACTAGTTTTAAAATGCCCCCATGGTGACCAGACATCATTTCCTGCACCATATCGATAATAAAGAAGTCCTCCAACTACTGACTTAAACATTTGCCAAGAATAAGTTCCGTATGAGTTTGACCCCAAATATGACATTAATGATCCATAGCGATTCGGCATATTTAAAGGGTTATTTACATTACCGCCCTGCCAATCACCATTCGAAATAAATGCAAACTTGTTATCGCCGAGCGCAGCAACCCATTGAGAGACTGATACCTTGTCAAATAATTCACTAGTTTTGCTACCCGAGAATCCTTGTGTACCATTATCACCCAACCCAAGAACTAAACGAGCACCTGCTGCAGAAGAAGCACCCGTTCCACCTTGTGCAATAGAAAGCACTGTAGTTAAGCCTTTGAGTTCAGTAATGTCAGTATTTACACCTTTTTCAGCAGCACCAAGATTATTTCGAGCTTCTGCTGCAGTGGTTGCCCCTGTACCACCTTGAGAGATTGCCGCTGTTCCTTGGACTTGCGAAAAGTTGGGTGCTAGATTGGGAATGCCAGAAGCGAATGGCAGCATGAATTGCCGTTTTCCCTGAGCCGAGTTATACGGGAATGGCCGATGATCCCAATTAAATTTAAATACAAGATTTGCCATTATGCTGTCACCCCATCAATCACTTGGAAAGGTTAAGGTTTCGGTATGTTGAGTATTACCACTAACAACGGCCTTAATATCCATCTGACATAAACCTAACGGCCATGCTGTTGTACTGCTTCCCGACTTCACATTTAACCAACCTTTCTGTGTACTTTGATTTAATGCAGTACAAGTTAACGTGGCCACAGCTGCACCATCAGCCAGAGCTTTAACCTGTGAAGTGAAGGTATAACCTGTAAGATCAATTGCACGGCGAACATCATCAGGTGGATATTGCAGGGCTTCATCCATATCGACTAACTGAAGGTTTAAATTGAAAGTGTCACCACGCTTAAAAACGAAATTGCTCATAAATGATTCCTATAGACATAAAAAAACCACCGATGAGGTGGTAGTGAAAGATTGGTTTGTTATGTGCTTTAGTTAACTAAAAAACTTATTGATACATTGTATTGAATGAAGTCAGCATCTTTACCCGCATAAATAGATTGGCCATTCAAACATTCTAAGTGTTCGATTGTGAAATATTCAAAATGAGCAAGTAATGCATCACTCAATTTTGTGATTTCAATTATTCCTGAATTGGGACGTGCAAAGCATTGAATCATGATATTACCGGTACGGCGAGTACATGGCTTATCTGCAATGCCAGAAGTAAAACTGGGACCACCTGCAATCGTTAAGCGGCACCAAACACCATCTTTAGGTACATTAAAGCCTGGTAAATTTGGATACTGGATTCTGTCTTGCGTAATACCGGTAAAAGCTTGCATACGATCGATAATAGCTTGCCTTGTCTGCTCTAAAGTCATTGCCATTTTAGCCGCCATACTTCTGAGAAATAAAGGTAAAGGTGGTGTTGTAAATTCCTTGTGGTGCTTGATCAGACCACCCATTTTCTAAGCGCTCTGCATAAGGCTGGTTGTTCTGGATATAAACTAAATTGCCCAACTTAAACTTCACGGCTTGAATAGCTGCATCCTGAATAGCATTTGTTTCAGGTCCACGGACACCATAATCACCAGATCCAATTGAAACGATATGCGAAGCACGATAAGCGCCAGTATCAACAGGACTTGAAACCACTAAAGACTGAACAGCATCCATTGTAATTTTCTTTACCTTTTCCTCTGCTGTTTTAGCCACATCAAAACTAAATTCAGTTGGCTTTTTCCCCTTCCATCCCATGACTTTTAACCTCGTTGCTGCTTAGATATTGAATAGGTATTGCGCAATTGCATAAACGAAGCTCTTTTGATTTTTCATGTCACCTCAATTATCAAAGCAAATTAAGTTTGTAAAATGGAATTTTGTACATTAACAACCTGAAGATCAATTTGATTAGACAAATCCTCTAAATCTTTGAGTTTTATTTCTAAAATCCCCATATACTTTAAATATTCATTATTATTGTAATCCCTATTTATAAGATTTTTATCAACTGCAATTTCATAAGAAAAATATTCAAAAAAATTCATATCATTCAATATCTTATCAACAAAATCCACAAAGTTAGATTGTAAATTTTGAAACTTTTTTACTTCTACATTATCAATTAAAAACTGACCATTCATTCTTTTCAGTTTTATAAGTTGCCATTGTATTGTTTGACGATCCTCTCTATTTCTAAATTCTTTAATTGGAAATTCTTTTTCCGTAATAATTTTGGCATTGTAAAAACCCAATCCATTTTTAATATCGTATGATAAATTCTTCAGATCTTCCAAAAGCTGAAGAGTACTTTTTATCCTGTGTTCAACTCTCCAATCAGTAAATAAAACGAAGGCAGCAATTGGAGCAAGAAATGCTGCGCCTATTGTGAATGCATCTTTTAAAACTTCGTAAGCTAGTTTTTTATTTAGTTGATATGGGTACCATGGAAATGAACTTAAAATAGTAAAACTGATCAACAAGTAAACTACTATTCCACCGCCAATAAAATAAAAAAC